CAGCCGATGCACACGCTCACGGCCAAGGCCCGCATGGGCCTGGTGACGATCCACGGTCAGGACTGGCAGATCACGGACATCGGCCTGCGGATGCTCACGCCCGACGAACTGCTGCGGGCCCAGTTCGGCCGCTTCGCCGCCGACTACGTCCTGGTCGGAACGCAGGCCCAGAAGGTCGCGGCGATCGGCAACAGCGTTTGCCCGGAGCTGGCCGAGGCCCTGGTGCGGGCCAACGTGACGATCCGGAGCGTGCAATGACCGCCGGCTTCCGAGACCTGGCAGACTGGACGCACACGAGCCCCAAGCAGCTCGTGGCCCTGCACCTGACCAAGAGCCCCAACACGGAGCGGGGCTATCGCGAGGACCTCGGCGCCTTCACCGCGTGGATGGGGAATCGGACGGCTGACCAGGCCGTCCGGGAACTGCTGGAAAGCGGCCGGGCGGCGGCCAAGCGGTTGCTGGTCTCGTGGGTCAACCGCATGCGGAGCGACAAGCTGTCGGCCAGCACGATCCGCCGTCGGGCGGCCTCCATCCGCAGCCTGATCTCGACGGCGGGCGACCCGGACATCGAGATCATCGGCTGGCAGATCGGACGGCTGCCCAACCTGCCGCCGGCCGCGAGAGTCCGCGACTGCACCGGGCCAGGCCGGGACGACGTAATGCGGATGTTCGTGGCGTGCCGGCAGCGGGATGACGCGATCGGTCGACGCAACGAGGCCATCCTCTCGCTGCTGTACTACCACGCCCTGCGAGCGGCGGAAGTGCTGTCCATCCGGCTTCAGGACGTGGACATGGACGAGCCGGCTATTCGCATCTGTGCCAAGCGGGGGGCGGGGCGGATGTCGTTGCGTCTGTGCCAACGAACCGCCGCCGCCGTCGACCGCTGGCTGAAGGACCGGGGAGACGACGAAGAACGGGATGCCCCGCTCTTCAGTCGGTGTGCCCGGTGGGGCGGCAAGGCGTTGCCCCAACCGCTCAGCTACTGGGGGCTGCTGGCTATGGTGCGGGACGTCGGAGAGACGGCCGGAATTCGCTGCTGGCCTCATGCCCTGAGACACGCGGCCATCACCCACGTCTCGGCACGGACCCATGGTTCACCGGCCTGGGGGATGGCCCTGAGCCGGCATCGAGACGTGCGAGCGTGGATGGGCTACCAGGACGTCCAGGTATCCCACGTTTCAGCGGCGGAGATCCTATCCCGAGACCAGATTGTAAGCTCGGAGCCCGACAGTGCAGATAATCAGTGTTGGTAGTAGTGATTCCGCTCGTAAGTGCTTGTCCTTGCTGATCTGGCACTTGGCCAGCATTTCGTGCTCTTCGACCTGGTTTTTTAGGTACTCCCGGCCACTCGAAATGGACGGTTGGGCGGCGGGATCAGCCCGAGAGCTAGACAGGCTTTCTTTCCCCATTCATGTGGAACGGTCGTGCTGCCAGAACACAAGAATCCAATCATAGAGCCACAGCAAGTCGTCAAAGTGGCACTTGATCGTCTTCAGTCTGGGACGATTCATCGAAGGCCGCTGCCGAGGCGACGGGAAATACGTGATCTTCGGCACCGCCAAGCCGCTGCGACCGCGATCAGCGGGTTGGATCGAAGGACAGAGATATTCGGATTCACAAAAGGCCAGTTCTCAATGCTGGACCTACTGACAGCCATCACGGAACTCACCGGGCCGTGCGCGTTCACGCTGTCAACTTGGACGGCCGCACACCACGAGATAGAAGCCCTGGCCGCCTTACACAGAAGCGGGATCATAACGCAGGCGAGGTTCTTGATCGACTTTTCATTCGCAAGACGCGACCCGGCTGCCGCCCAGCACATCCGTACGGCGTTCGGCCTGGAGGCCGTCCGCGTCGCCCAAAACCACTCGAAATTCGCACTCTTCGCCAACCAGGACTGGACGCTGGTTCTACGGACGAGCATGAACCTGAATATGAACCCTCGTTTCGAGGACTTCACCATTGCCAATGATCCAGACCTGTTCGCGTTCCTGGATCGCATCCTGGATGAGATATGGGCCAAACAAAAGCGGAGCATGATCGATGCCAAGCCGTACGAAATCATCAAGCACTTCCAAGACGAGCTCTGATCAGCCAGCCTCCAAGGCCGGAGCGATGATCACGCAGAACGGTCCGGCCGCCATCGCTACGGGCGACGCGGAAGCCTATCGCCGTCACAAGGCTCGTGCCGCCAGGCGGCAGGCGGAGCTGGCCGAGGCCGGGCAGGAAATCGGTCCGCCCCCGCCCGTAGTCAACCCCGAGCGGCGAGAGGCGTGCCGGCTCAACCTGCGGCTGTTCTGCGAGACGTACTATTCCGCCGTCTTCTTCCTGGCCTGGTCGGCCGACCACCTGCGGGCGATCGCCAAGATCGAACGGGCGGTCCTGAAGGGCGAGCTGTTCGCCCTGGCCATGCCTCGCGGCAGCGGCAAGACGGCCCTGTGCCTGGTGGCGGCCATCTGGGCCGCCGTCTACGGCCACCACAAGTTCATCTGCCTGATCGCCGCGACCGAGCGGCGGGCCCGCAAACTGCTCGAGATCGGCATCTACCGATCCCTCGAGCGGAACCCGCTGCTCATGGCCGACTTCCCGGAGGTCTGCCATCCCGTCCGCAAGCTGGAGCGGACGCCCCAGCGGGCGGCCAAGCAGAAATGCAACGGGGTTTACACCAGCATTATCTGGACCAAGAACGAAATCGTCCTGCCGACGATCTATCGCGACGACGGCTCGACCACGCCGGCCAGCGGGACCATCATCACCGTCTGCGGCCTGACCGGCGGCGAGGTCCGCGGCCAGATCAAGGACATGCCCGACGGCTCGATGGCCCGCCCGACGCTGGTGCTGCTGGACGACCCGCAGACCAAGGAGTCGGCCAAGAGCGTCACGCAGAGCGAGGACCGCGTCGAGCTGCTCCAGGGCGACGTGCTGGGCATGGCCGGACCGGACCGGGCCATCGCGGGCATGATGCCATGCACCGTCATCCGCCCGCTCGACATGGCAGACGAGATCCTCGACCCCGAGAAGAACCCCGAGTGGCACGGCGAGCGGACCAAGCTGATCTACGCGTTCCCCTCCGACGAAGGCCTGTGGGAGGAGTACACCAACCTCCGCAAGGCGGGGCTGCGACGCGGAGACACGTCGGCGTCTGACGAGTTCTACCGCAAGCGGCGGGCCGCGATGGACTCCGGGGCGAAGGTCGCCTGGCCGGAGCGGTTCTGGGCGGACAAGGGCGAGGTGTCCGCCGTCCAGCACGCGATGAACCTGCTGATCCGCCACGGCGAAGCCATGTTCTTCGCGGAGTTCCAGAACGAGCCGCTGGTGGCCAAGTACGAGGACGACCTGCTGGACGCCGACGCGATCGCCGCCAAGTGCAACCGCCGCCCCGAGTCGACGGTCCCCACGTCGTGCACCCGGCTGGCCATGTTCGTGGACGTGCAGAAGAAGCTGCTCTACTACGCGGTGCTCGCGTTCGAGCCGAACTTCACCGGCTACGTCATCGAGTACGGCTCCTGGCCGGACCAGAAGCAGCATCACTTCCTCTACCGCTCCGTGCGGCGGACGCTCCAGACGGCCCACCGCGGGCACGGCGAGGAGGCGGCGATCCTGGCTGGCCTGGAGGACCTGACCGCCGCGAAGATCGGCCGCCCGTGGACCCGCGACGACGGGGCCGCCATGCGGATCACCGCCTGCCTCATCGACGCGGGCTACCAGAAGGACACCGTCGAACTGTTCTGCCGCCAGTCCAAGCACGCGGGCGTCGTGGTCCCGTCCAAGGGGCTTCCGGTCTCGGCCGCGTCGATCCCGCTGGACGAACGCAAGCGGAAGAAAGGCGAGGAGGTCGGCGACAACTGGCGGCTGACCGGCCGCCAGGGCGAGCACTCCGTGCGGCTGATGCTCTTCGACGCCAACCACTGGAAGAGCTTCCTCCACGCCCGGCTCGCGGTGGCCATCGGCGGCAAAGGCTGCCTCTCGCTGTGGGGCCGTTCGGAGGCCCGACACCGCATGATCGCCGAGCACCTCACCGCCGAGTACCGCACGCGGACCGAGGGCCGGGGCCGCACCGTCTACCAGTGGGAGTGTCTGCCCGGCCGCGACAACCACCTGCTGGACTGCGTCGCCGGCTGCCACGTCGCGGCGTCGCTGCTGGGAATCCGCCTCATCGCACCGGCCGTGCCGAAAACCAAACCCGTCAAGACGGCCAAGAAGAAGGCCAAGTACTTTTGACCACTACCCCGAATGGAAAGGACAGCATGATGACACGGAAGTCCAAAGGCACATCGCAAATCGACAACCCGCAACCCAAGGGCGGGCGCCCGCCCGGGACGGCGAACGGCCAGTACGAGACGACGGAGAAGATCCTCCCTCGCTGCATCGCGTGCGGATGCACGGCTGTGTCGCCGATCGCCGGGCGAAAGGCCGTCGTGTTCGATCATTGCGGGATGCACGAAGGCCAGCCCTACACCTCCATCCGCCGCCAGCACAGCCGGTGCACGCACTGCGGCCAGGTGCAGATCGTCACCACTTACACGTTCGACCCGGCCAAATGGACCGAAGGAAAAAACCCTCAAAGATAGGTTTTACCCGTCCGACGCCCCTTGCGGCGTATGGCGTCGGCTGTGTAAGATGCAGCCTGATGAGCCGGGCATCGAACCCGGACGGACGCACAAGTGAATAGGGCCCAGGGAAAACGGCTGATCCCCGTGATCCTTCGGTGACGAAGATCAAGCCCGCCGATCCGACTAGTCGCGGACCGGCGGGCTTTTTCTTTGGGCCGATGCCAGGTGAACGATGGCGACCTTTGCCCAAACGATGATGGCCAAGTACCAGACGCTCCTGATCGAGAACGCCGGTCTGACCAGCGTCGACATCGACGGGCAGAAGGTCGCCTACGCGGACCTGGAGCGAAAGTACGAGCACTGGCGAAAACGCGTGCTCCAGGAAGCCGGCAAGCACCCGGCAATCTCCCGCATCCGCCTCGACGGCTACGGACGGTGAACGTGGCGATCGCCCTGGACAACCAGCTTCGCGAACGTACGGCAAAAGCCCTGGACCGCCTGGCCGCACGGAGCCTGGGCTACGACGCCACCGAAGACATCGGCCGCCGCCGGGCCACCCGAAGCGACACGCGTGCCGAAGATGCCGTCCTGCCGTCGGCCAAGCGGAAGCAGATGGTCGGAACGGCCCGCGACGTGGTCCGCAACTACGTGACCGCGTCGTGGATGATCCGCTCGCACCTCAACTACGTGGCCCGCTTCGCCTTCCAGGCCCGCACCAAGAATGACGCCCTGGACGAGCGGCTGGCGGAGCTGGTGCGGTGGGCGTCCAAGCCCCGCAACTTCGAGGTCACCGGGCGGTTCTCCCTGAACGCCGGCCTGCGGATCAAGGAGGCCCGCAAGATCATCGACGGCGACGTGTTCACGATAAAACTCTCCAGCGGGATGGTCCAGATCGTGGAGGGTGACCGCGTCCGCAACCCGGTCGGAGGCGTCCCGGAGGACCTGGGCGTAGCCGCGAGCGACTGCATCCAGGGCGTCGTCGTCTCGCCGGGCGGGCGGATGCGGGCCGTGATCGTCTGCAAGCGGAACGACGCCGGCGGCTACGTCTTCGAGCGGCTCGTCCAGGCCCGCAACGTCTGGCATGAAGCCTACCACGAGACCACCTTCCGCGTCGACTGCGTGCGTGGCATCACGCCGCTTGCCCCCACGCTCAATACTCAGCAGGACATCTATGAAGGCCTCGACCTGGCGATGGCCAAGGCGAAGGTCGCCCAGATGTTCGGCCTGACCATCTTCCGAGAGAAGCTGGAACAGCACGAGGGATGGGCCCCCGCACCGGCCGACGAAACGGCCGAGACGGAAGGGGAATCGCCCAGCGACGACTCCGACGCGGGAACCGTGGACGCCACCGACGACGACCGCTACGACGTGGACCCCGGGGCCGGCCCGTTCAAGCTGGAACTGGAGCCGGGCGACCGGGCGGAGTTTCTCTCCACCCGCACGCCGGAGAACGAACTGCTGGAGGCGATGCGGTTCGCCACGGACATGTCGCTGAAGGCCCTGGACATCCCGTACTCGTTCTACGACGCCGCGAAGGCCAACTACTACAACCGAAAGGCGGACATCCAGCAGTACCAGGACTCCGCCGACGCCAAGCGGGAGTCCAACCGCACCTGGCTGGACGAATGGCTGCTGTGGAAGCTCCGCCTGTGGGTCCTCAACGGCACGCTCGTCCTGCCCGACGGATGGACGGTCGAAAAGGTTGCGGACCGCTGCGAGTGGCTGCCGACCGGGATGCCGTGGGTCGACAAGCTCCGCGACATGAAGGCCGACGCGATGGCGATCGGCCTGAACCTCGACAGCGAACTGCGAGCAGCCCGCCGCAACGGCGACGACTGCTACCAACTCGCCGGAGAGCGGATGGACCTGGAGGAGTGGATCCTCGCCGAACGCAAGCGGCGAGGGCTTCCAGCCCTCGTGGCGCCAGGCGGGGGCCCAGTGGACGAACCCGTCGGCGGAGGCTCGGACGCGGGCGGAGACGGCTCCGCAGACGGCAAGAAGAAGAAGGTGAACATTACCGACACCGAGGACGAGGGAGACGACGATGCCTGAGACGATTCCACGCCACGCGAAGCTCGAAACCCTGTCCAGCCGGCCCAAGCGTCTGCGAACCTCGCCCTGTCGCGGCCTGAAGGTCTCCGACCGCGAGTCGCCGATCGAGCGGACCGGCGGGATCTTCGCGGCCGGGCTGATCAAGGGGGTCTCGCTCTGCACACGCGGGGAGGCCCTTGGACACAACCTGTGGCTGGACCGGGAATTCATCGTGTCGGTGGTCTCGGCCGCCAACACGCTGGCCAAGGGCGTCAAGTGCCGCTTCACGCATCCGGGCCTCTCCAGCGACGGGCTCGGTACGTTCATCGGCCGCTTCCTCGACTGCCGCCTCAGCGTGGACGGGGAAGCGGTCAAGGCCATCGGCGACCTGCACATTTCGCAGGCCGCACACCGCACGCCGGACGGGGACCTCGCCGGCTACGTGATGGACCTGGCCGAAGAGGACCCATCCGCGTTCGCCATGTCGATCGTCTTCGAGGAGGACTTCAAGGCCGAGACCGAGTTCATTCTCGCCCACGGCGGGACGGTGAGCGAGTCCGGCTACGTCAGCACGGCGGGATTCAAGAGCCCCGACGGCGACAACACCAACAACTACGAGCACGCCCGGCTGGCCGCACTGCTGGCCTGCGACGTGGTGGACGAGCCGGCCGCCAACCCGGACGGACTGTTCCATCGCGAGCAGCAGTTCGCCCAGGAGGCCGAGGCGGCGGCATCCTTTGCACTGGGCCTCTCGCAGGCGAGGCCCACGCTGGTCAACCTCTCACTCGACGCGGACCGCGTGCGAGCGTTCGTGCAGCGGTTCCTCGACACACACAATCTCCAGGTCATACCGAAGGAGACCACCACGATGGAAACCAAGACCAAGCAGACCGAGCAGCCGGACAGCCCCGTCGAGCAGCCCCAGGGCGATGCGTTGTCGAACGAGCCCGAAGGGACCTCCGAGACGCCCTCCGCTGAGGCTCCGGCCGCCGAGCCGATCGAGGAACCCGCGAAGGTCGAGCAGTCCCAGGGCGAGGAGCCCTCGCAGCCCGAAGGGACCGTCGAGACGCCCGCCGAAGAGGAACCCGAACAGCCCGTCGAGCAGTCCGCCGGAGACGCCGGCCGGGCCGAGTGCAAGAAGTTCATCGACGCCTTCGGCGACCAGGGCGGAGCGTGGTATGCGGAGGGCCTCTCGTTCGAGCAGGCCCAGCAGCGCCACGTGGACCAGTTGACGGCTGAGAACGACGCCCTGAAGAAGAAGCTCCAGGCGGCGGGCGAGTCCGCCGGCGAGAGCGAGCCGCTCACCTTCCAGGTCACCCCCAAGGAGAAACAGGCCAAGCCCGCTACGGCCAACTCCCTGGGCGAGAACCTGGACCGGTACGCACAGAACGTGAAGATGCCGTCCTGAACGGCATGTAACTGCCCCCGCGTGGGCAAGGAGAACAGACATGCTGACGACCATTCTGGACATCGCCCGGATGAACGGCAACGATGCCCTCGTGGGGTTGATCGATGAGGCCGCCAAGCCTCACCCGGAGATCACCATGGTCCCGGCCCGCACGATCAAGGGCCTGAACTACAAGACGCTGGTCCGCACCGGCGTGCCCACCGGCGGCAGCTTCCGCAACGCCAACGAGGGCACCGACGCGAAGAAGGGCACGTTCGAGCAGCGGATGGTCTCGACGTACATCTTCGAGCCCCGCTTCGAGTGCGACAAGGCCGTCGCCGACCGTCACGAGGACGGGGCGGCCGCCTACCTCGCCATCGAGGCCGCCGCCATCATGGAAGGGGCCTTCCAGGACCTCTGCACCCAGTTCTACTACGGCACCGACGGCAAGGGCTTCCCCGGCCTGATCCACGCCGTGACCTCCGCGATGACCGTGAACGCGGGCGGGTCGACCGCGAAGACCTCCGCGTGGGCGATCCGCTTCGGCCCGCAGCATACCAACTGGGTGTTCGGCAACGACGGGTCGATGGACATGGCCGATCCCCGCATCGAGACCCTCACCGACGACAACGGCAAGAAGTTCAAGGGCTACGTCCAGGAGATGCTGGCCTATCCCGGCCTCCAGGTCGGCAGCGTCTTCAGCGTGGCCCGCATCAAGAACCTCTCGACCGACTCGGGCAAGGGCCTGACCGACGCCCTGGTGGACGACCTGCTGGAGTGCTTCCCGGACGGGACGGCCCCCGACCTGATCGTCCTGAACAAGCGGTCGGCCAAGCAGCTCAAGCAGTCGCGGACCGCGACCAACCCGACCGGCAAGCCGGCCGAGTGGGTCACCGGCGTCGAGGGCCTCAACGGGCAGATCATCCCGGTGCGGATCACCGGGGCGATCACCAACGCCGAGACCGCCTGATCCCCCGCGGGCCTGCCCGCACCCGGGTGGATGCCCCGGCCCGGGTGCGGGCGACCCGCCTGTCTTCAGGCGGGTCCCGCTCCTCAACCGCGGGCACGCGAGAACAAGCGAGAAACGAATGAACCTGAGAGACGCCAACCTGATCAAGACCAAGGCCCTCCCGGCGGCCGGGGCGTCGGCCTACTGCGACGCGATCGACCTGGGCGCCCAGAGCGGAAGCCAGAAGTTCGTGGCCGACATCGAGTTCGAGGTGTCGATCCCCGCCACGGCGAGCCTGGCGGCCGGCAAGACCATCGTCGTGGACATCCAGACCTGCGAGGAGTCCACCTTCGCCAGCCCGACGCTGGCGATCGGCAACCTCCTCACCGTCACCGGCGGCAGCGGCGGCGGCGGGGCGGCCGCGTCGGCGAAGTTCCGCCTGCCCACCGACGTCAAGCGGTACGTCCGGACCAAGGCGACCGTCGAGTCCGCCGGCGGCGACAACACCGCCGTGAGTTCGACGCTCACGGGTCGCTGCTGATCTTCTCCCGAGGGGCCGTCAGGCCGGGGTCTCTTCGGGGGCCCCGGCCGGGCCCGCTGGTTTCGACATGTCCAAGAGCTATGCCAACATCGCGACCGGCCTGTTCAACGCCCTGGCCTCCAGCCGGGGCGTGGACGCCGTCTATCGCCGCGACGAACTGGAGTGCGATGTCACCGTCGTGCCGGGCAGCACGCGGGTCGAACTGGCCGACGAGACCGGTGCGGCCATCCGCACAACCAGTGCGGACTTCCTCCTGAAGGCCGGCGAGCTGGTCCTGGGCGGCGTGAGCGTCGAGCCCCAGACGGGCGACCGCATCGTCATCGTCGCCGCCGACGGCTCGCGGCAGACGTGGGAAATCCAGCCGCTGGTCGGCGAGAGTTTCCGATGGTCCGACTCGGCCCGCCTGACCGCACGCGTCCACTGCCGCCTGATCGAGGAGGCCGACCTGTGATCCCGACGTTGATCCATTTCGTTTGGCTGGGCCCGGCCCGGATGCCCGACTGGGCGAGGACCAACATCGCCCGCTTCGCGGAGCTGAACCCGGAGCGGACGGTGATCGTCCACGATCAGTCGGCCCTGTTGAGCGAGTACCGCGACGCCTGGAACCGCTGCCGCGACGTGGCCACCCGCAGCGACCTGGTGCGATACAGCGTCCTCCAGCGGCACGGGGGCTGGTACTTCGACACCGACTTCGTCCCGATCCGCCCGCTGGCGGACGTGGAACGCATGTACGGCCTGGACGGCTCGCGGCTGGTGCTCAGCCGCCAGGCGGGCAACCGCAACCCGCTGCTGACCGTCGCCAACAGCCCGCTGGCCTGCGGCCGCAACCGCCAGGCCGTCTGGAACGAGATCCAGCGACGGGTCCTCGCGGCGGACCTGTCCAAGCGGACCGCCGCCGGGCCGGTGATGACCACCGCCCTGGCCGCCGAGCGTCCGCACCTGGTGAAGCTGCTCGATGCGTGCTGGTTCTTCCCGGCCTGCATCGGGCGGGCGGGCTCGCTCTACCAGAGGGGCCTGGAGCACGCCGACGAGTTCTGCGCCGCCACCAACGGCGAGAAGCCGATCGCCATGCACCTGTGGGCCGGCGGGCGGGCGATGTACCCGACCGTCGAAGCGTTCCCGTCCGTCACCGTCGCCGGCCGAAAGGACGGCCCGTACGCCGGCAAGAAGGCCGTCGTGGTCTCGCGGCTGGAGTGGTACCGCCGCGACGACCGCTGGTTCTCCCACGTGGCGACCGGGCTGGCGGAGCTGGGCTTCCGCGTCGAGGTCCGCGACCCCGCCGACGCCGAGAGCGTGCTGACCGCCGACGTGGCCGCCGTGTGGAACGGACGCAATTCGACGGCCGCCCATGCCGCCGGGCTGATCCGCAAGCACCGCATCCCCTGCCTGTGGGCGGAGCACGGATTCTACCAGCGGTCCCGCAGCGTGCAGATCGACCACGCGGGGTTCCTCCACGAGGCGTCCTGGTCCAACGCCGAGCACCTGAACGCCGATCCGCCCGCGTGGGCGTGGCCCAAGCTGCACCGCCTGGCCGGAGACATCCGCCGCCCGCAGGCGATCGGAGACGGCCACGTGCTGATCCTGGGCCAGGTCCCCGGCGACACGCAGATGGACAACTCGGAGATCCGCGACCCGGTCGCCCTCCAGCGGCTGCTGGCCGATCCGCTCAAGCGGGCCGGCGTCCCGGCCTACTTCCGCCCGCACCCGCAGATGGACCACCACGAGCGGGACATCCTCTTCCCGCTGTGGGGCGGCGTGAACGGGCAGGAGCGGGACGAGTACGCCGCCAACAAGCACGGCCGCGGCCTGGACGAGGCGTTGGAGGGCTGCCGGTTCGTCATCGCCGTCAACTCCAACGCCCTCAACGAGGCCCTGATCGCGGGCGTCCCGGCCATGGCGTTCGGCCCGTCCATCGGACTGGCCGCCGGCGTGTTCCGCCGGGCGACGCCTCAGACGATCGACGCCGACCTGCACGACATGCTGTGCGGATGGGCTCCCCCGTACCGGGAATCCTGCAACTACCTGGCCCACCTGGCCGCCCGCCAGTGGGACGTGGCGGAGCTGGACGACGGGCGAGTACTGGCCGGACTGCTGGAGGCCGCCGGCGTGCGGCCCGGAAAGGACTGAGGCATGGATTCCTTCATCACGCAACCCATCGCCCAGTACGCCTTCGCGGGCTTCTGCGCCGTCCTGGTCGGCATCATCGTCTGGCTGATCAGGGAGCTTCTGAAGGTCATCCGCGACTGCAACCGGGTGATCGCCGCCAACACCAAGATGATCGGCGACAACTCCCACGCCGTCCGCGAGCAGTCGGTGCTGATCGCCGACAGCCTGAAGCTGAACCGGCGGATTCACGACCGCCTGCTGAACCTGCGGTGCTTTGCCGAGGCCGACCATCGCATGGAGGAGCAGCAGGGGGTGCGGCCATGACGCTGGAAAATCGGGCCCAGGCCAGGCTCAACGAGTTCGCCACGCATCTTCCGCTGCTGTTGGCCTGCGTGTCCAACACGCACGGGAGCGTGCTGGAGCTGGGCTGCGGGTCCTACTCGACGCCCCTGCTGCACGCCGTCTGCCTGGGCCGGGAGCTGTGGAGCTACGAGGGGTCGGCCGAATGGTACGCCCGATTCAAACGGTTCCATCGCGGAAGCCACCGCGTCCAGTTGGCGTCCAACTGGACGGACATCCCGATCGAGCGACCCTGGGACGTGGCCCTGGTGGGCCACTCCCCGGCCGCCCGGCGGGCCGTGGAGGTCACCCGGCTCCGGGGCCACGCCCGGCTGATCGTCGTCCACGACACCGAGCACCGCCTCTACGACCTGGAGCCGGTGCTGGCACCATTCAAGCACCGCGTCGAATGGCGAGCGTACTCGCCGTGGACCAGCGTGGTCAGCGACGTGGACGACCTGGCCTGGCTGGCCGACGTGGCGTCCGGGGGTGGATCATGACATTGCCGATCCGAGCCCGGATCGCCGATGCCGTCAAGGCCGAACTGAACGCGGCGCCGGCCGAAACCTGGCCGTCGGGCCTCTGGCCGACGGGCGGAGCCGTCCGCAGCCGCGACCCGCTGTACGACCTGACCCAACTGGCCTCCACCCGCGTGACGGTCATCGCGACGGGCGTGGACGAGACGCAGGCCACGCGTGCGTCCGTCCGCGTCGAGACCACCGTCGACATCGCCGTGCAGCGGAAGATCGCCGCCGCCCCAAACACCGCCGAGGCCCTCGCCGAGGGCGACGCCCTGGACGAGATGGTCGAGGCGATCCTGGCGTACCTTCGCCGCCGCAAGCTGTCGGCCATGCCCGTGGTCGCGTGGCAGTCGTCGTCCAATTCGCCTGTCTATCTTCCGGACCTGCTGAGGGAGAAGCGAGTCTACACCAGCATCGTCAGCGTGGTCTACGTGCACGGGGAGGGCGGCTGATGGGACTGATGAAACGCTTCCTCCGCGAGCCGGGCCAGAGGCGGAACACCCTGTCGGTGACGCGGCTGTTCTTCGACCGCCGAACGGTGACAAACGCCATGGACGCCGCGACGCACAAGGCGATGTCCATCGGAGCGGCCCGCATCCGCCGGCGTGCGCAGCGGTCGATGAAGACCGTCTCGGACCAGCCGGCCCGCTCCGACTCGCTCGGCGGGCACACGGCGAGCCGTCCGTGGCACCCGCCCGTCTCGGTCCGCCAGCACCCCTGGCTGAAGCGGTTCCTGCTGTACTACTACGATCGGGCGTCCAAGACGGCGATCGTGGGCCCGGTCGGGTTCGCCGCCGGCTCCGGGGCCCCGCACACGCTGGAGTTCGGCGGGCGGGCGAAGATCCGCAACCGCCGCCGCCGCATCCGCCGCATCGGCGACGGCGGGGAGATTCGCGTGGGCGGACCCATCAGCCGGACCACGCGGGCCGTCCAGGACTCTCGCGGGCGGTTCACCGGGCGGATGGTCACGTACGCCCGGCTGCGGACGGCCGAGGAAGTCCGCCGGGCCAACGACATTAACGCCCAGCTCTACGGCAGCGAGTACGTGCAGCGAACGATCATCCCCCGGCCGTACATGGAGCCCGCCCTGGCGGCCGAGACGCCCGCCCTGGCCGGGCTGTGGTCCAACAGCGTGAAGGCATGAGCCGAAGTGGCTGACTACAGGTACATCATCGGGCCGTACCTCTGGCGGGATGATCCGTTGGGGGGCGGCTACGTCCTGCCCGACGGCGCGATCGGCTCTCTTGATGTCGGCTCTGTGGCGGAAATGGGCGTGATCGGCGGACACCGCCGGTGCGGCCTGTTCTGGCTGCCGGCGGATGCGGCGTTCGACGCGGGCGTATACTCGGACCTTGGGCGTGGCGATTGCCGTGACCTGAAGTCAGACGCCGCGATGGTCTCGGCGTGGGAGTCGCTGAGTGGGTATAGCCCCAGCGGCGAGACGCTGGTGGACCTGGCATGGGACCACATGACGGCCGGCAGCGACCCGGACGGCCTGGATGGACCGTACCCGCTTCGACCGCTCCGGACGGGATTCCTGCGGCTCGTGTTCGCCGGCCATAGCGAGGTCAAGCGAGAGCGGTTTGAGTGGGGCAAGCACCCGCACTGGGCAAAGGTGCGCGACAGCTACAAGCGGCTGCTGGGCGTGGCACGCGGCCGATCCGTCGCAGGCGAGTTCCGCAATCCGCTGCCGGACGCCGCCGGTAAGCGGTTCCAGGTGGACCGGGAGTTTCACCTGGGCGTGGCCCAGGCGGCGATGGAGATCCTCGCCGCCTGCGGGCTGACGGACTTCAAGGACATTCGGCCGAACGGCTGGGGCAGGAACGAGAAACCCAGGGCGCACGGGACCACTGTAAGCGACAACTTCAATCGGTCGAATCAGAACGAGCTTGGATCGTCTAGCGAGGGCTGGGCCTGGTCGATCTACCCCAGCAACTCGTGGGACATCCTGTCCAAACA